TGAGGACTGCCCACAAGATCATCTGGAAAAAACAGATTTGGGTCTACGGCACACCCCACTCCGCCTGGCACATCCCTAATAGCTTCTTGAAGTTCGATGTATTTGCGTTCTAATTGTCGGTGGCTAAGCATAGGTTTACATTACAGAAAAAACCCGCTAATGTGAAATCCCACACCGAATAGATGTGGGATTCACGCCAAATGAAAGAGAGGGAACACTTGGCCTTATCTAAGCTACCAAGCGTAATAAACGAGATACAGGATGCCGTACTCCTAGGAGACTTTGAGAACGGCTCCCCAGAGTGGCACGAGCTACGAAACGAACCTGGTGCTATCGGTGGTTCGGACATCGCAGCAATCGCAGGTTTGTCACAATGGGAAAGCGCCTATACAAAGTGGGCAAAAAAGACGAAACAAATTCCAGACAGCATTGAGCCGTCTATGTCTATGCGACTTGGCACAAAACTAGAAACACCAATCGCAGAAATCTTTGCCGAAGAACATCCTGAGCTGGAACTTTACACAACAGGAACTTGGGCAAACAAAGAAGAACCTTGGATGCGTGCAAACCCTGACGGAATCTACGCAGACGCAACTGGCGAGTTTGGAATCCTAGAAGTCAAGTTCTCACGCGACTACTGGACAGCCGTGCCTCAGTCTTACCGCGCACAAGTTCTTTGGTACATGCGAGTATTCGGTTTGAAGCAAGCAAAGCTTGTTGCACTTGCAGGTTCTAGTTATCAAGAGTTTGACATTGAGTGGGATCAGTTTGAAGCTGACACTTTGTTTGCTGCTGCGATTCGGTTCCGCAACCATGTCACGCAAGTCAGACCGCCACAGTGGGATGGCTCGACTTCAACACTTGAAACAGTCAAGAAACTAAATCCAAACATCTCAGATGGCGAAGTAGACCTAGACGATTTGGGTATGCACTACTTCAACAAGTTGGATGAGTTCGAGCGTGTCGAAAAGGAACTGACCGAGCTAAAGAGTAGAGTCCTATCTGCTATGAACGGCAACAAGAGGGGCTTGATTTACGGAGAACACCGAATTAGCCTCAGAGCTAGGGGTGCGGGACTTCCGTACCTACACCACGAAAAGATAGGGAAATAAATGGCACACTTCAATCTCAATGAATACCAGACCGTACAAGAACGCATAGATTTGTTCTGGAAAAAGTTTCCTGCGGGTCGGTTCAAGCTGGACATCGTTAGTCAGTCAGATACACAGGTCATCATCAGGGCTTCGGTTTGGACCGACAAGAACGACAAGCACCCAACCACAGTGGACTTCGCTGAGGAGCGAGTCGGCACTTCGCCTGTAAACAAGATAAGCCATGTCGAGAACTGTGCTACATCAGCTCTTGGTAGAGCGATTAGTGCTTTAGGTGGAGAGTTCAGCCCAAAAGGTAAACGACCATCCCGTGAGGAGATGGCAAAGGTAGAGCGCTCTAAGCAACCAGTTGCACAGCTAAAGGATTGGCTAGTAATGGCTCAGTCAATGGGCGATGACCTTGACGGTCTTAGACTGTTATACAGCGAAGCCAAAACTGCCAACGCACCAAAAGAAACCCTAGATAGGATTGCCGAAATTGCCAATGGATCATCTGGAAATGAACATCCTGATAGCAAGCCTGCGGGAAGTGCAGGAGTGTCTGAATGAGCAATGGGCTAGGGGTAATTATCCCGATGTGGACATCATGTGGAAGCTACAAAGAGAAAAGTCAGAGAGGCTGAGAAATGGAGATTATTTCACCGACACACATCATCCAGGAGCTTCAGAGGCTAACAGCGGAGATGGACAAGGGCAGTAACGCCCTCTATGACGCTGAGTGCAAAATGGCAGATGCTGAGGCTGCTTACGACAAAGCTGTCTCTCTTGCGTTCATAAACAACCAAGGAACCGTGGCTGACAGGCAGGCTGTGGCTAAGTTGCAGTCGGTAGACCAAAAGCTACAAGCTGACCTAGCTAGAGCTGAGTTCAATAGGGTCAAAACCAAGATGAAAACCCTGTCAGACCAGGCAACAATGATGGCTGTAATGTCCAAAAATGTCGAGCTTCAGTGGCGGACACCCTAGCTGGTAGCCTTGAAAGGTGATTGCTGAAAGCTGCTCATGTGGGGCAAAGTTCAAAACTGACGATGCTAAGGCGATAGCCCTAGTCAGAGAATGGCGCAGGAAACACAACTGTCAGGAAGCTGCATCCGATACACGAGACTATGAAACTAGCTCAACTATCGGTTTTTCGGCTGATTACACTGGCACAGGACTAGACCTACCCGCAAAGAAATACGACCCTTGGGAAGATGAATAGCAAAGAGTTTCAAAAATACATCAGACGCGATGAAGGTATTTGTTGCCATTGTGGAACTGATGACGATACACTCGTGCCACAACACAGACTTGGAAGGGGAATGGGCGGATCTAAAGAGCGAGATGTTCCATCAAACATCATCGTTATTTGCTCATTAGCAAACGGACAGCTAGAGTCAAATGCAACATTCGCTCAGATGGGTAGAGATTTCGGTTGGAAGCTTACACAGGGACAGGACCCAAAGAAAGTTCCTGTTTGGTTGGCAGACGGCTGGTATTTGTTAGACGATGAGTTTGGAAAGAAGAAAGTGAACCCGCATAAAGAAGCGGACTAGAAAGAGGGAAAAGAGAGATGAGCATTGAAGCAGTTGCTACTGTTCTAAATCACAGCAAAGCCAAGGGGCGTGCGAAGCTTGTGCTAATTGGAATTGCTAATCACCTTGGAGACCAGGGTGCTTGGCCTTCAATCAGCACCCTAGCTCGGTACGCTAACGCGTCAGAACGCTCGGTCAAGCGAGACCTACAAGAACTTATGATTCTAGGTGAGCTGCAAGTAGACCTTCAGTCTGCTCCAATGCACGGTCAATACAAAACCAATCTTTACTGGATCACAATTCAGCCAGGGGTGACAGGTGAGGTAAGCAGGGGTGACAGCTCAGGTAAATCAGGGGTGACACCTGTTGGCACGCAAAACATCAATATTAACCATAAAGAACCAAAGAGATACGCAACAAAAATTCCAGATGATTTTTGGCCTACAAAAGAGCTTTTAGATTGGCAGGGTGAACACTTCCCAGAAGTGGATTGGAAACTTGAGACACACAAGTTTATTGACTACTGGAACTCGGTCAGCGGCAGCAAAGGCAACAAGACGGACTGGCAAGCCACATGGCGCAACTGGATACGAAACAACAAGAAACCAAAGCGAGCCAGCCGAGAAGAAGAAAACAAGAAAGCAATGAGGGAGTTTCTAAAAAATGCAAAAGACTGAGACAGCAGAACTAATTGAGTTTCTAAGCCTCGTAGACGGGCGCAAAATCTCTGGCGAGAAGATTATGGCTTGGCACGAAGTCCTAGGCTTCTTGGACTACCCTGTGGCTAAACAGGCAGTCATTGAAGCTCAGCGAGATGCGGCAATTCAGTACATCGAGCCAAAGCACATCTTGGGCAAGGCAAAGTCAATTCAAGACAAAGCAAAAGCTGACGCTGTAAGAGCTGAACAGTTCAAGGAAAAGCCTTTGACATTCGGTTCAAGGATGCCAAAATGTCAGCACGGCATAGGACTATTGCTTTGTGATCCGTGTTGCAAAACAGCAGCTAAACAAGTTGGCTTGGTAAAGTAGGTGGGTGGATGAGAACAAAGCTATCTGTTCGCGTTGCGGTTCAACTTGGACTGTCAATGCTCAGAAGCGCGAGCGAACCGACCTTCGGTGCTTCTCCTGCCGTATGCGAAAATCGCTGGTCATCAAGTACGGTAGCCAGAAGTGCGTCACTTGGCAGGGTGAGTTTGACCGTGAGACGCTAACCGTTCCAATGTACGAAGGACACCCAGTATTGCCAGGATTACGCAGATGTGGTCACATAGACTGCGTAAATGCTGAGCATGTTATCCAAGCGGATGACTAAAATAGAAGAAAGAAAGAGAGGCTGAGATGGCTACCATCGAAGTAAAAGGGAAAATCGGCAGGATTTTCTACGAGAACAAGGGTCTTGAAGTTATCGAGACTTACACCACCAAAGCAGGCAAAGAAGTAAACGCTTACTACACCGTCTGGCTAAACACCCCTGGCGCTTTTAGTGTTGGAGATGAAGTCAAGGTAAGAGGGCTTTACGGACACGAGATCTCCGAGTGGGACAACGAGGGCGAAACCAAGCGCAAGGTAAAGGTTTCGGTAAACAATCCTCTAGTCACAACGACTTCAGAAGGCTTTGCCCCGACACACGGAGACACACCCTTTTGAGAATCATCCAATGGCTTCTCCCGTCATCTACTGGACTACTTTTGCTAAACCTATCTAAGACAGCAGAAGGATTCTGGAATGTGGCGGGAGTGGCTGTTGGAGTTTTTTACATCTGGGCTGGCCTCAGTGCCGCCTGGATGATTTATGTCAGAAACTGAATTTACAATCTCCGTAGTCGGAGACCCCGCCTCTCAGGGATCACACGCCATTATGAACGGGCGAATCGTTCAGGTCAATTCCAAAAAACACAAAGCTTGGCGCACAGCCATTGTCAGCACATGTATTGACAACCTGCCTGAAGGCTGGGAGCCACTAGACGAGCCAGTAGAGCTAATCGTCAATTTCTACATGTTGAAGCCAGCGTCAGTCAAACGCTCATTACCTACCGTAGCTCCCGACTTAGACAAGCTGATTCGGTCAGTCGGAGATGCCCTAGCCATAGCTGGTGTCTATGCCGATGACTCACGCATAGTCCGCATAAGCGCTCGCAAGCTGTATGCCACAGGCATAGAACCAGGCGCAACAATCTCGGTAAAAACTATCCGACACGCCGAAGAATAAAAATACCTAAATCTTGCTTTTTCTTTGAATTTTTGCTAATTTCAGTTTGTTAGCTAAATAGCTGACATAACGAAAGAGGGAACATGCCAACAAAT